GTTTGTCAAGAAATTGGGGTTTGAGGAACAAGCACGATTACTTGATGTTTTTCCTACTGGAGATTTGTTGTTTTTTGTAATGTCAAAAGACAAATGTAGATTTTTAGGAGAAAGATATGGGAAAGTCAGCTAGTGCTCCACCAGCACCCGACTATACAGCGGCGGCACAAGCAACTGCGGCAGGTAATTTAGATGCGGCAAGAGCCGCTACTGCGGCAAACCGTGTAAATCAAGTTACCCCTTATGGGTCGCTTAATTACAATATTAGTGGTCAAGACCCATACGGCAATCCTACTTGGACAGCTACACAATCCCTTGCTCCTGAGCAGAAACAATTATTAGATATTCAAAACCAGTTAAGTATTGGTACTGGTCAATTAGGTCAAAAAGGTCTTGGTTATGTAGAAAACATGATTAGCCAGCCTTTTGATACCAGCAAATTAGTTTCTACAGGTTTTAACCCTAGTCAGTCGTACCAAGATGCTTATATGCAAAGACTTCAGCCACAGATTGCACAAGGGCGTGAAGCATTAGATGTAAAACTAGCTAATTCAGGTATTCCTGTAGGTTCTGAAGCGTACAACCGAGCAATGATGGCTCAATCCCAGCGTGAAAACGATCTTCTTTTGGGTGCTACAACTCAAGGATTTGGCGTTGGTCAACAAGCCCGTCAACAAGGGTTTAATGAATTAGCATATCAGCGTAACGAACCTATTAACACGCTAAATGCGGTGCGTTCAGGTGCTCAAGTACAAAGTCCTACCTTTGTAAACCCTGCAATGCAAGCTAATACGGCTGGTGCTGATATTTTAGGTGCTACTCAGATGGGTTACAACGCCCAAATGGGTGCGGCTAATGCTCAAAATGCCGCTAATAATGCAATGACACAAGGTTTGTTTAGTCTTGGTGGTGCGGCATTAATGTCAGATATTCGTACTAAAGAAAACATTGAGCCTATTGGTATAGCCAACAACGGCTTGACAATATATAAGTATGAATATAAACCTGAGTTTAAAGACCATGAATTAGCTGGATCAGGCGTTCATTATGGTTACATGGCTCAAGAAGTAGAGCAGGTATATCCTTACGCAGTTAAAACCCTAAATGACGGCTATAAAGTCGTAGATTACGGACTACTATGAATCCTTACATCCTACCCCAACAACCAATGCAAGATGTTAGTGGATTGCAACCCGTGTTTCAAAACTTTGGTCAGCAACAAGCCAATCAACAAGCCGCACTTGCACAGCAAAACCAGTTAATGAACCAAGCTGGTCAATCTCAGGGCGGTGGTATGAACCCTATGGCTTTAGCCCAAGCGTTGCGTAATAAAGATCCACAAAGTTTAGCAAACAAACTAGGTAATTACGCTAGTTCTATTCCCCAAATGATGCAATACGGTGCTGAAAATGTGTACGGTGGATTTGGTCGAGGTCAAGTACCGACAACCAGCACAGGAGAGAATTAACAATGGCTGATATTGGAACACTAAACCCCGAACAGATGTTGGAGCAACAAAAAATATTACGCCAACAAAAAATGGCTGAAATGTTGATGCAACAGGGTATGCAACAGCCACAAGGTCAGATGGTTAGTGGTCGCTATGTTGCCCCTAGCATATTTCAAAATCTAGCTGGTTTAGCTAATACTTATGTTGGTCAAAAAGGTATTAAAGAAGCCGAAGATGCCCAAATTAATTTAGCAAAGCAGTTAAGAGCAGATGAAATTTCTGCTATGGCTGATTTTAACCAACGAAAAGAAGCTGGAAAAGTTGATTATGCAAATCTTTATGCAAATCCAAAAGCATCTGCGGCACAAAGACAATTTGCTTTTGGCAAGATGAATGAAGGCCCAATAAAAGTAGGTGTAGAAGATACTTTAATTGATCCAATTACTATGAAACCTGTATTTACTGGGGCAGGTAAACCCCGTGCTCCATTGCAAATTGATACTGGTACAGCCATTGAATTGCGTGATCCAAACAATCCAATTGTAGTATTGCAAAGAATTCCTAAATCTATGAGCCCTGCTGATGCCGCTAGATTGGCTGATGAAGGAATTACTGGTTATGGTGGCGGTGGTCAGCCTATGGTTCGCACAGGTGTACCTATGGGTCAACCTCAAGGTCAACCAGCTTTTGCTCCAAGCACAATCCCAGCATACCAACCTGACCCAATGCTAAGTCCTAAACAAAATAGAGAACTAGCACTTGAATTTAGCAAAAAACAACAAGGTAATGTTGTTAATGCTAAAGACAGTTTTGAGTTAATGAAAGAAGCAGGAAAGATTTTGGCTTCTAACGCACCAAGTTCAGGATTTTTATCTAATGTAGTTACAACTACTGGTGAAGCATTTAATTTGCCTTTTGGTGCTAGAAAACAAGAATCAGAAGCAGATGCACAATTAAAAATGCTTTCAGGTGCTTTGACCATGAAGCAACCAAGATTTGAAGGCCCACAAGGTGTTCTTGATGTTATTTTGTATCAAAAATTAGCTGGTGATCTAGGAAACACAAACATTCCTAATGAATCTCGCCTTGCAACTATGAAGCAAATGGTTAATTTACAGAAAAAATATTACCCTAATGGTGATTGGGATACCATTGATACTCAACTTAAAGACACAGGTAAAGTTTCATTAGGCCCTAAAAAAGAAGTTGATTTCAATAGCTTACCTACAGGAAGAAGATAAGCATGGATGTAAGGATGCCCGATGGCGTTTTAGTCAAAAATGTGCCTGATAATGTAACTCAGGCAGATTTGTTGGCTAGGTATCAACTATCGCAATCTCCTAATGCTGGGAATGTCATTAATACTGATGTTCCTACCGTTGTAGGTTCACGCCCTAATGCAGTCAATCCGCAACCACAAGCTAGACCAGTAACAATGATGGATCGAGTAAAAGCCTTGTACGAAGTCCCTACGGCTATTGCTGGAGCAATGGTTACTGAGCCATTATCTATGGCTTATGGCGTTGCTAGAAGTATTCCTGAAGCTATTAGCACGGGTCAAAACGCCCCTGAATTAGCTAACAAGTATTACAAACAAGCAAGCCAAGCAATGCAATACCAACCTACTTCCCCTGTATCTCAAGAGGCTTTGGGTGCTGTTGGTGAAGCGTTGACTGCGGCTAAGATTCCTGCTTTTACCCCTGTAATTGGCAAGATTCCATCTGCTATGCAAGCGGCAGGTGCAATACGCCCAATGATTCAAGAATCCGTGATTCCTGCTGGTAGAAGAATGGCTGGAGCATTACGCAATGAAGGTCAGATGATTCAAGAAGCCGTGCAACCTGTTACAAGCACAATAGCTGGTGCAGTTGAACCCGTTACATCAAGAATTGCAAGTGCTTTGCGTAGAGAACCAACGATGGCTGGCGTAGGTGCGGCAGAAGTACCTGAAGCTAGAACCCGTTTTGAAACTGCTCAAAACTTGCGTGTAAAAGTTCCCCTAACTAAAGGCATGGCAGAGCGTGATTTAGCTACCCAGCAGTTTGAAGCTGAAACAGCCAAGTTATATCCTGACACTATTGGCAAACCTTTAATTGTAGGCAAAGCACAAGCCAATGACGCTATTTTGCAAAACTTTGATGCTTATGTAGACGCTACAGGTAAAGAAACCTTTGGTCTGCGTGAAACAGGTAAGGTTGTTGATTCTGCATTAGTACAGCAATCCAAAGATGCTAAAAAATTAATAAATGAAGCCTACACAAAAGCTAGGGCATCAGGTGAAATGCAAGAACCTGTTAATTATGCACCTTTAGAAGCCTATATTGCCAAACAAACCCCTACTGTTAGGGCTAAATTAGCCCCTATTTTGGATGCGGTTGATGAGCAATTAAAAGTAAATGATCCAACAGGCACTAAAACTATTCCTATTAATTCAATGGAAGATATATTCCAGTTTATTAATAAAAACTACGATCCAAGCGATGCGGTAGGCATGATGCACGCTGGAGAAATGAAAAAATTAATTAATGCCGCTACCGAAAACAAAGGCGGTGAACTTTATCAAACAGCTAGAGCCTTACGCACTAAATATTCTAGGCAGTTTGAAGATGTGGGTGCAATTGACAAGCTATTGCGTACCAAAAAAGGCACTACAGACCGTGCCGTAGCGTTTGAAGATGTCTTTAAACATTCTATTTTGGATGGTTCTAGGGATGATGTTGCCACTCTTGGTCTAACCCTTAAAAAAGGTGGTCAACAAGGTCAACAAGCGTGGAAAGAACTACAAGGTCAAACAATTCAGCACATTAAAGACAAGGTTACATCGTCTATTGATGTCGATTCTTTTGGCAATCCCGTTGTTTCCCCTGCTAAATTTAAGTCAGTTCTTAACGAAATAGATCAAGACGGCAAACTGGACTACATTTTTGGTAAAGCAGGTGCTAACGAAATTAGAAACTTGTACGAAACTACCCTTAATGTAAATGCTCCGCTTAAAGGTGCTGTCAATTACTCCAATACTTCTAGTGCTTTAATGAAGGCTTTAGATGGTGTTGCTTTACTTCCTGTTGCCCGTGTAATTGGCGTAAAACAAGGATTAGAAAAAGTTAAAGAAATGGGTATCAAAAAGCAAGTTAAAGAATCAGTAAACTATACGCCTGAAGGTATGGCAGACGCATTGAGGAAAACAAAATGAGTAGAAACGGATCGGGTACATATACCCTACCTGCTGGTAATCCAGTAGTTACAGGAACAACTATATCTAGCACATGGGCTAATAACACCCTTACAGATATTGCTACTGCCCTTACAGGATCTCTAGCGTCTGACGGACAAACTACCGCTACTGGCAACCTTAAAATGGGGGCTAATCGTATTACAGGGTTAGCTGATGGAATAGCATCAACCGATGCCGCCACAGTTAATCAAATTCCTAGCGGTGCTTTATTTTTGTTAAAAGCATCAAATTTGTCAGATGTTGCTAATGCTACTACATCACGCACTAATTTAGTTGCCGCTAAATCAGGTGCCAACAGCGACATTACTTCTATTACTGGTCTAACTACACCTTTAACGGTAGCACAGGGTGGTATAGGTGCGGCTACACTAACTGCAAATAATGTTTTGCTTGGTAATGGCACTTCTGCACCACAATTTGTGGCTCCAAGCACATTAGGAAATATTTTAACTTCTAATGGAACTACTTGGGTTTCTTCCGCACCTACTGTTTCATCTGGTACTGCAAAAGCATGGGTAAATTTTAATATTAGTAGCGGTGCAAGCGTTATTAATCAAAGTTTTAATATCAGTTCTATAACATATAATTCAACAGGAAAAGTAACTTTAAACTTTACAACATCTTTTGCAAACGCAAATTATGTTCCTGTAACATCGTCAGGAAATACTGGTAGTACAACAACAACAGGCTTTGCTGGAACTGGACTGTCAAGCACTACTGCATACAATAATAAAACAACTTCAGCTTGTGATATTTGGATATTAGCTGGAAATAATCTTGCACTTTTAAATCAATTTGATATTAATGTTGCAATTTTTGGGGCATAAATCATGGCACAAGTAATTATTTATACAAATTTCAATAATGGTGTATCTGTTTGTATTCCTACAGGCGAACTTCCTATTGAAGAAGTATTGGCAAAAGACTGTCCAGCAGGTGCAATTATTGTTGATAACAGCATATTGCCACAAGGTGAAGATGCTAATTATTTTGATGCTTGGGAATTAGTAAATGGTCAAGTAGTTGTTAATCAAACTAAAAAACAAGCCATTATTGATGCAATTCAAGACACAATAAATGCTAAAGCATCAGCACTAGCTAAATTAACCGCACTTGGTCTAACCGAAGATGAAATTAAAGCATTAGGCTAATATGTCATTTGAAATTGACCCTGTGAAATACGGCCAACTTTGGGAAAAGGTTGACCAACTTACCGCCAAAGTAGATAAGCTAGAAGAAGGCATGGAAGAATTGCTTGCTTTAGCCAATAAAGGTCGAGGTGGATTTTGGGTAGGAATGATGGTTGTATCTGCCATATCTACCTTTATTGGGTTTATTTCACATTGGGTGACAGGCAAATAATGTGTCAGACCCATTCGGAATTACAAATGGTGTCAAGCAAGTCACTAGTAGCATTAATGAATCTGTAAAGGCTAGTCAAGAACTATCTAAAGCAATAGACGGGGTACTGGAAGTAGCAGATAAAGCGGCAAAAGACAGGGCAAATGCAAGAAAAAAAGCTAGGCAAGTTAACTTTGATACAACAACGATTATTGAAGCTGTAGATGAGTGGCAAAGGCTTTTAATAGCTAGGCAGTCAGAATCACGGATAAAAGAACAAATAACCAAGAAATACGGCAGTAATGCTTGGGAAGAAATACAAGGTATTAAAGCTAGAAAGCAATGGGAAGATAAGCGTGATAAGTATCTAGAACAACACGACAGACGGGTAATGAAAAGTGTTATGTTGTTATGTTATTTATTTGCCGCTTGGGTTTCTTATGAACTTACTTGGGGTATGTGGCGATGAAAGATGATTTGCTAATGTGGACATGGGTAGCATCCATAGTCATAATTTTATATACCATTTATAGTTATTTAGAGTAAATATGAATATTCAAGACATTTTAAAAGCTGTATTGCCAATTGTTGTAGCGTGTTTAGCTTGGTTATTAGGTCAAGTATCAGACTTTTCTACACGACTTACTAAAATTGAAGGGCAGATGCCAGCTTTAATTACCAAAGAAAATGTACCAACTGATTCACCGCTTTCAGCCGAAAAACGCCATGCAATGAAAGAAGAAATTTACAAAGATATTCACCAATTACAAGTTAAGGTGCAATTACTTGAAGAACGAGAAAAGGGGAAAAAATAATGTTTCCACTAGACGCACTATTAAATATTGGCGGTAAGATTCTAGATAAAGTCTTTCCTGACCCAGCACAGGCAGAGCAAGCAAAACTCAAATTACTTGAAATGCAACAAAATGGCGAGTTGGCTCAAATTGCCGCAGATACCGCAGAACAGCAAGAGCTTACTAAAAGACAACAAGCTGACATGGCTTCTGACTCTACGCTATCCAAGAACATTAGACCAGCTACCCTTGTTTTTATTCTTATTGTTTACTCTACCTTTGCAATGATGTCCGCTTGGGATATTGAGGTAAACAACAATTATGTAGAGTTGTTAGGCCAATGGGGTATGTTAATAATGTCGTTTTACTTTGGTGGTCGCACCCTTGAAAAAATTATGGACATGAAAAATGTTAAACAGCCGAAGCCTTAATGACCTGATACCCCCAGCTAAAGAGCGTGTAGAGCACTTTCTTAGTCTTTGCAAGGATGAGGGTATAGACTTGCTAGTTACATCAACATACCGTGACAATGAATCCCAACAGGCTTTATACGAACAAGGTAGGACTACGGCAGGAAAGGTGGTTACCAATGCTAAAGCTGGTGATTCTTGGCATAACTGGCGTTGTGCTGTTGATGTCGTACCTTTGGTCAATGGCAAGCCTAATTGGGATGGTTCTGACCCTGTATGGGCTAAAATCGGAGAACTAGGAGAACAAGCAGGTTTGGAATGGGCTGGTAGATGGCGTTCATTCAAGGAATTAGCCCATTTCCAGTACACGGGTGGGCTAACCCTCACAGACCTTAAAGAAGGCAAGCAGATCGCCTAAAACGGGGCGTATTGGTTGTGATAGCTTGCTTTACGAACTCTGAACTGAAATAACTCCTCATGTTCAGGGTATTCCTTGGCAAATTTTCTAGCGTAATGACTAATCCAACCGTCATCAATTTTAAAGTCCCCAGTATTACCAATGGCCGTTTCCCAGCGTACCCGATGAAATACGCACTTAGCTGAAAAGTATTGCCTTCTTGCCGCAACTTGTAATGAGAATTTTTTAAACATTTCCCATATATCAGGATGCTGGGCATCATAAATTTCAAAATTCTCTTTTGTCCATTTATTGTTCATTCTTGTGCCTTTCTTAGTATTGCTCTAGCAAACCCTAATTGGTCAAAAATAACTTCTCTACTGTAATAGTCAGGGTTTTGATAATCCGCATACAGTTCGTTTATTTCCTCATCTGTTAGGGTATTTGCCAAGCCATAAACACCGCTAGATTTTTCATATTTCAATGTTTCTATTTCAGCTTGTTGCTTCCTATTTATGTCTTGCAAATACAAAATATCAGCACTCCATTGTTTTAATTGTTCTGATGTCATTTCTCTTGTGCCTTTCTTAGTATTGCTTTAGCAAAATCGTACAAATCTTCATCCGTAGGCTTTTCAGCAACATCCGCAATTAAACTATCTATTTCTTGATCTGTTAAATCTTTTGGTTGAGTGTAGGTGTAAAGGGGCGTATCGTACTCCCCTGCCGTTTTAATGTATTCGTCAGGGTGAATAGCATCGTAATATTCTCCATCCCTAAACATGGCATAAGCTACTGGTTTCATATTACATACCCGTGCATTAAGTAATTAGTACCAAAAATAATGACGCAGATCAAAATAGCTACTAAACCGCCCTGAATAAACTCTTTCATGTTTATCTCCTAATGAAATATTTTGTAGCGTGGGTTACAGGTAACTTCTACAGGTACATCACTCATAACACCGTTGATTCTACGCTTTGCCGTAATGACTACAGGGCGTGTACCAGCATCTTCACACTCTGTGATACCCAGTATGACTTGAGCACGGCTCATGTGAAAAGCCTGTTTATCCGTTTCTAGATTGACATTGGGTGGCTCAAAAGAACTACAAGCGGCTAAGGCTAATGGGGTGAGTAGTAGTAAGTATTTCATTTGTCGTTCCGTTCTGACCAAGCCATTTGAGCCTGCTCGTTAAATTTATCAAAATTGAGTGCGTGGATCATTTCCCATACGCTTGTTTTAGTGTCGCAGGTGCAGACATCTTCAATTTCTATGCCGCCTACATGACCAACGCTAGGTTCGTCTTTATCTATATACCCATAAACATCTAGGTATGTGTTACCGCAGTACATCGAAAATAAATAGTTATTACTCATTTATTTCCCCTTTAAATGTTTTTTTACTTCTTTGATGTCGCTTTTAGATAAAGCCAAGCCTGCTTTGTATCTTAAGCACATTTCTTTAATTCTAGCTGTTGTATCGCGGTTAGGCCATTCTGCATCACCAAATGCCCTAGCCCTTTCTTCAACAGTCAATTCAAAAGGCAAACCTAATTCTTTGCTTGCTTTTAAATCTGCTAGAAGTTGGTCGTTTGTTCTCATTTAATGCTCCTTTTCTATTTCACTCGCCAATCGAGTAACACCAGTTTAGTTAAGTTAGCTTAACCCTGTCAACATATTTATCTAAGGAAAACCCTTAGTTGTAAAAAAGATACAGGGCAGTATTTGGCAGTTACTAGCTGTTAGGTGGAAAGCCGCAAAAACCCTAACTTACTGCATCCTACTATGGCGGCTTAACGCCCTAAAAATAGGCGGTTTGCAAACCTTTAACTGGCTGAAAATGCACAGACCTTAAATAAGTTGGGGTACTCCTTTCGTTTCCCCCGTTCCCGTGAAGGAATTAAAGATTGTTTTTTACCTGATAAAAGCGTAATAAGTGTTGAAAGCACTCCCAGCCCTTTTGAAGCTGGGGTTCTTCTACTTCTACTAATTTTACTTGGTTAGTTGTGCCGTTGACAAATACGATGGCACACCGAGCGTTGGGCAAGTTTAGCCCTTCACGATATGCCGCTAACTGTAGTTCATGCTCAAACCATACATCAATTTTATCAAGATCGGTAGTCTTAGTCTTAAAATCTACTATGAACCCCGTACCTTGACCGTTGATTGGTTTAGCCATAAGGTCGCACTTTCCCCCAAAGCCCAAGGGGTGACCAAATGAGCGTTCACTTAGCCACGGCTGGCTTCCAAACGCACCTTTAAGCGTACTATCAATTGCATCAAGGTAAGCTGGTTTTTCAGGCATATACACTTGCTCAAAGTAACCTTCAATGATGTTATGAATAGCCGTACCGCGCTCTGCCGCTTCCCTACCAGTAGCCTTACTATCCTTCATTACCCTAGATAGCCAAACCCCTTCTTCTTCCCCTTCTAGGCGAGGTAATGTAAGCGCGGCAAGGATAGCTTGTTCTTGCATCCATCGGAGCAATCCTTCACCTTTGCTGGCAACACCGATGATTGTAGTAACTGAGGGCAGTAAACCGAGTTTTCGTGCATCAGATACATTTGTTGCCCGTTCCTTGCCCGTAGACGATCCAATGACTGTATAGGCTGGACTGCCGTCTTTAGTATAGAAGTGACCACTTTTTTCTTCCTTTTCTTTAACTATCATTTTTTTCCCCAAAAATACAAATCTTGACTGTCAGAATTAACAGCAAAGCCAAAATGCTTAAAAATGTTGTGGAAGTCAAAATTGTCCACAAAATCATGTATTGCTAAGTTTCTGTAATAGTCGTTTGTAAACGGTGATACATCTGCATTAGTGTCTGAAGTGCCGTGCTTGGGTCTGCCAGTAGTAGCACAAGTCATTACTACCAAGTCTTTAGACAGTTCGCACATCTTTTGAAAAGTTTTATCCCAATGCACATCGTGTTCTAAACATTCACAAGAAATGACGGTATCAAAAGACAGGTTAGGAAAAGTTAATTCATGCCCCTTGCAAACAAGGTCTACATCCCTACCTTCTCCAATGTCTACCCCTAAATAGTCGCATCCTGTAAAAAACTCCCTTACAGACCCGTTAATGTTTAATGACCCTATTTCTAGGACTTTTTTGTTGGCAAAGCTGTCAGGGAAAAAACCCCTAACAGATTGCACAAAGAACATTTGATTAGGATGGCTCATCAGAACGGAATATCGTCAAGGTTGGTATTTTCAATCTTAGGGGCATCAGCTTCACGCTGTTTCTGCCCACGCCATTCGCTTGATTCGGTAATCTTCTCCTTGTAATACTTTGGCAGGGCATCGTATTTAACTTGGTCAAATTCAGCCAACCAAAAATGCAGGGTAGGGTTGACACCTTCAGGCTGGGCGTTACGCAAGGCAGACGGTACGGGGCTAATACCGCTAATGTTGGCGTACTTGCCATCTTCTGAATGGGTAATGTTGACCATGCAGAACTTACCTAATAAATTACGCAAGTCAAAGTTCTTGCGATCTTCTGCGGTCATCTTTTTGTTAGACCATGCTTCTAGATCTTGACGCAATCTAGCTTGGTCACCAAGGCTGACGGTATAACGCTTAGACACAATCAATGGCTTTTTATCGTCAGTTTGTAATGGCTGGTCGCTATCGTCATTACCATGCAATTCCCAAGTAAGCACTACTTTGTGCATAATTTTGGTTTCTCCAGCCCATTCGGTAGCTTGATGCCCTAGGTCAATGACCGAGTACAACCGAGCCATGTGTAACCCTGCTGGGGCTATTTTAAATTCTTTACTGTTATCGCTAATAATCATTGCTTGCTCCTAAAAATGTTGAAATAGTCATTAAAGACTGCTTGTAATACAGGGTTTTTTCTTACTGGGGATGGCAGGCCACACGCATAGCGTAGGTCACCTATCTCATCTGCTGTAATAAATACCCCATCCTCGAGGTCTTTAAAGATGCGTTCCAAATGTTGTTGGAAGCTGTAAAAGTCTTGATCTTGCTCACTCATAAGAGTTTCTCCTAATTAACACGGCATATACCGTATTTAGATATTAAGCTAACTTAAAACATAAAGCAATACTTTATTTGCAAATAGTTGTAAAAATGTTAAGATAGCTTATGGATAAAATTACCGCAACAGCAATGATTCGTCTTTTAGGTGGGCCAACAAGGGTATCAAAATTGGTCAATGTGTCAGTACCAGCCGTATCTATGTGGCAAAACGGGGACATTCCTTACGATAAGCTGGTGATTCTAGCCGCCACCCTAGAAAAAGAATCACATGGGCTAATTACCCGTAAAAACTTGTTTCCTAAGAATTACAAGCTAATTTGGCCTGAACTTGAATAACATTACCCTTTGCTGTATTGATTCGGTACAGCCTGACAAGGCTAAAAAGGCAATGGACAGGTGCAAGGAATACTTTAATTTTGGCGGTGAAATCTTTATAACTGACCCCCAAATCAATAGCCGCCAAGCGTACAGCAAATTTATCCTTCAGGAACTGCATAAACACATCTACACGGACTTTGTTTTGATTGTGCAATGGGATGGGTACATTATTAATCCTGACGCTTGGAACGATCAATTTTTAGAATATGACTACATTGGGGCGGTATGGCCTTGGCATCCAATGGGTAGACAAGTGGGCAATGGTGGCTTTAGCCTACGCTCAAAAGTGCTTTGCCAGCTAACAGCCAGCCCTAACTTTGTTTATTCTGATGACAATGAAGATGACCAAATTTGCCATTTAAACAGGGTGTATCTAGAAAATCAAGGTATTAAGTTTGCCCCTGTAGAAATAGCCCGTTATTTTAGTTTTGAGCGTGAACTGTCTAATATCAAAACATTCGGTTTTCACGGGGATTTTAATTTTGAAAGACTTGGGTTATACTAATCAACATTGAGGACTGAAACACTCGATAAGATAGGGTTTTAGAAGTGACTTTGTGGGTTTAGGAAATAAGATAAGAGGTATTTCTTAAGCCGTTTCAGCATAAAGCCACTTTTAAAGCCCTTTTTTATTGTTCATTCCCATTCGTACTCCAAGCGTTATTAAGCACCTAAATGGGTGGCGTGGAATAGAACATGGGCTGGTTTACACCTGACAGCAAGCCCCGTAGCGTTGAGTGGCGACTACACAAGATACAAGGACAATGGTGATAGACAACCTTGTAATCGAATGAACACTACCTTTGGGAGCATTAGTTCGGGACACATCCTGAATGGATGAAGGCTTATCACCTTTGGGTAACCTATGGCAAAAAAGCAACACATTAGGGAAAACACCTATAAATAAATAGACATCATTAAGTTTACTTAACATATACTTTCAACATGATTGAAAATTTGATATTAATTTTTTCTGTTGGAATCTTTGCCATATTAGGCGTGGCAATGCTCTTTATGGCTTTAATCTTTTATTGGGTGAAATAATGACTTGGAACTTACGCTTGGTAAACATGAGTAATTCATACGAGGATTACTTTGAAATTCGTGAAGTGTATTACGACAACATGGGAAAGCCGATTGGACACAGCAATGCGGCTATTGGTGGCGAGGACAGGCTAGAAGTAGACCGTTACATAGAACTAGCTAAACTTGCTTTGGATAAACCTATTTTAAAGTTTGCAGACAATGAAAATACAAGTAAAGATCATTAAAGAAAACGCTGATGGCTCTGCCAATGCTGAAGTTGATTTTGACAAAGAAGGACTTGAGTGCCTTGTTCAGCACGGACTTATCAGTCTTATTACCCAAGGACTTGATGTTCACAAAGTTAAACCCGAAGGTGATGAAGCACTTATTCAACGAGCAAAAGACATCATCAAAGATTTTATTGAAAAAGACAAAAAACTGATTGAAGCGGCAACTTTGTAGAGATAGACAAATGACCTTTGCCGTGTTCTATGCCCTGTATCCCCGTAAAATGGCTCGTAAAGACGCTGAAAAGGCTTGGCGGTCTATGACTACCGATGAGCAGGAAAAAGCCTTAGAAGCCCTGCCACAGCATCTTAAATATTGGAAGATTAAGGAAACCGCCAAAGACTTTATTCCATACCCTGCCAGTTGGTTACGGGCTGGGCGTTATGATGACGAACTGGATATTGAACCTTTAAAGAAACCTGAGTTGCCTTGGTATTCCAGCGAAGAACTTACTGCTAAAAAAGCCCAAGAAGTTAATTGCCCTGCTTACGCTGGTGAGGGTTGGCAACAATGGCGAGCACGGATTAGTCAGAAGATAAAGCAACTTGAAGAACAAACCTGACCCATTTGCAGGAATGATCCACGGGATCATACACAGACCTAAAGCAGTAAAACAAATGTATCTTGTAGATTGGTATATCGGTGTAGCAAAGAAGCGTGGCTGGGATGCGGTGGTTAAGTTAATACAACAATACCCCGAAACCGAAGCGGAAATAAAAATGTTAATTAAAAAGAGATTAGGAAAATGAGAGAGATAGACCCCAATAAGTGTATAGACTTTATTCTTGAAAACGCAGGTAAGTACGCACAAGCTAAAGGTGAATTAGCCCAGCTAGAAACTTTTAAAAGTTCATTAAAATCTATTATGATGAAGAAGTCAGGTGAGCAAGCTATTGGAGCACAAGAGCGTGAAGCCTACGCCAGCCAAGAATACCAAGACCTATGCAACTCTATTGGTACGGCTACAGAAAACGCTGAAAAGCTAAAGTGGGAACTTGAAGCCGCCCGACTAAGACACGCTACATGGCAAACCCTTGAAGTATCTAACCGTACACAAGATCGGATATTAAAATGACACCATTAAAATTAACCGAAGAATTTTTAATTCTTAAATTATTTTGCAAAATGTATGAGGATGCTTTAAACCGTAAGGACTACACACAAATGCTGGAATTAAGCGTTGACATTGCAGAATCAGGCGAAAAGCTGGAACAAATGACCGTGGATCATATCAATGGCCACCAAAAATGAGAAAGAAAAGTACAGAAAAATCGCTGAATTGGGATGCTCATTATGTAGGCATCAAGGCAACGAGGGAACTCCAGCAGAATTGCATCACATTAGACGAGGTAATATCCCTCGCTCTCAAGCACCCGTCATTCCGCTCTGCCCCTATCACCATCGCGGATCAAATACCAGTATTCACGGCATGGGTAGAAAACGCTTTGAAAGGGAGTACGCTATCTCGGAAGAACAGTTGTTGGAGAAAACGGAAAGCCTTTTAAATGAGTAGCTGGTTAATCATTGTTACTGGTCTGATTTACGCTTACATAGGGTTAGAACAAGTCTTTAAAGGCAATGTACCTATGGGCGTGACTTATATGTCTTACGCAACCGCCAACATTGGTTTGTATTACATGGCTAAGTAATGTGTAACATATTGCACAATATGCAAGTTGATATGTACACTTTTCTTAGTTTTTTATACATATAGATATTAATATGTATACGCAATCAATATATACAAAATATATATTTTAAAGTTCTAGCGGATCAAACCCTAGTTCGCTGGCTACCATTTTGCAACGGGTTCTAAACGGTTTTCCATGTTGCATCCACTTTTCACCTTTTTGCTTGTGAAAACTCATGTGTACACACTCATGGGCAAGGGTGGTTAAAACGGTGTAGAAGTGGCTACAACGCCCCGATGAGATAGTAATGGTATGACTGTAATCCTCGCCCGTATCTAGCAGGTATGTACCCATTACTTCAGGATCAGCCGTAACAACAAACTCTATTTCTTCAGGCAATGGCATAGGCCATTTAGTAAACGGATAACAGCAATACAGGCTTGCATACAGGTTTTTTAATACTTCAGGATTTAATCTCATATAGTTCACCCCTAAAGAACACAAGCCCCTCATCTTCATTAATAACCTGTACTAATTCAGGTGGCATTAAATGACCGTTGACATAGGTAAGAACTGCAAATCCTGCTCTCCAGTTGACGCTTGAATCTTCATGGTATAGGAACTGTTCATCCTTAACTGCCGCCATCATTCCAGTATCAACACCGTACAGGTCACCAGTATAGTTAGTCCACGGGGTTACTTTAAGGGAATGTAGATGCCCCGTAACCATTGATTTGCCACCTTTAAGGACATTGTTGTATACCGCATGAATACCATTATGCCAACGGTGCTTGACCATCGTATTGTTATTAATCATTACAGACCAGCTATACGACCAGCCGTATAAGTGATCTGCTAGGCACATACCCTTAACGCCTTCATACTGGGGTAAGACATTGGACAACTTGCCATCAAAGCGTAAATCGTGATTACCTATGGTGCGGTGCAATATACAACCAGCAGGGCGTACAGCTTCAATATCACCTAACCTTGCTTGGACTTCTTCTAATTCTTGCTGGACTGTAGGGTGGTCTTGATAACCTATCCTGTTGTGCTGGCTTATTACCGCAAAATCAAACAAATCCCCATTGAGGATGACCATGTTCGGCTTTAATTGTTTCGTAAAATATACAAAAGCACGGTGGGCAGTAGATATATATTTAGGGTTGTAATGGCAATCTGACCCCACCATAACCACGCCATTTTTTAATTCGTATTCACAGCGTATTTTATTTTCGGGGATAGTAAATCTTGGAATACCCCGATTATTATTAGATTCAAGCACAATATCGTGTTTTTTTTCTATGTTTTTTCTTCTTAACATTACACTTCTAGGATCAATACCTAATATCCTAGCTACTGTTGTAGGAGATCGATGTTCTTTATACAATGCGATAAACTCTTGCTCACTACACGCTGGCTTGGTCATACCACACCTTTATAATGGTAAAGTTAGCTAATACTAATCTATTTTAATTGAAAATCAATGACATACGCACGAATTGATACAAACCACAAAGAGATAGTCAAAGCATTACGAGAAGCTGGTGCTACTGTGGTGTCACTTGCCGAAATGAAGCACGGCTGTCCTGATTTACTTGTGGGCTACGCTGGCGAAACATTGCTTATGGAAATCAAGCGAGATTCAAAAGCCAAGTTCACCTCTGACCAATTAGACTTTATGGGCAAGTGGAAAGGTGGTGCAATTAGCCGTGTAGATAGCGTAGATGCCGCAATTAGAGCACTAGGTATTACTAGAAAAGTGTTATAAAATAGATTAAAAGGAGCGTTTTATGGAAAAGTCAATGGCATTATTCCTAGCAACATTGCTACATTCGGGGACTAATACCCATTTTTTCCATTGGGCTACCAAGTCTTACGCCAAGCACAAGGCATTAGGACACTTTTACGAGAATATTATTGGTCTTACCGATACATTGGCAGAAACCTACTTTGGTGTTTACGGTCAGATTACTGAATTCCCTGCTACCTACCACCAGCCAAAAGAACCGTTGGCATACCTGCAATCCTTACAACGGTTTGTAAAAGAAGCACGGTCAGACCTGCCACAAGATCCTGAAATCTGCCAGCTTATTGACAATATCGCCCAAGAGATCGATACAACCATCTACCTACTTAAATTTAAGGCTTAATCATGCCATTAGACAAATCAGGATCAGCCGAATCTGTCGGCAAGAATATTAAAGCAGAAGTCAAAGCTGGTAAGCCTAAAAAACAGGCACTTGCTATTGCCCTCAATGTTGAGCGTGAAAACGCCAAAGGTGCTCGCAAAGCCAAGTTAGAAGAAGCCTACGGTAAGTACATTGAAGAAAAATGAGCCGTCAAGATGACATTCGTGCCGCAGTAGAAAAGCACGATAAGCCGATAGCTAAGACCACTAAGGGTAAGGGTCGGCATTATCAGTCAGTAGAAGAAGGTGCAGGAATGACCGAAGCTGGTCGTAAAGCGTACAACGCAAAGAATGATAGTAATTTAAAAGCACCCCAATCTAGTGGGCCAAGACACGATAGTTTCTGTGCAAGGTCAGCAGGATGGAATGGGGAAAGAGGAAAAGCGGCTAGAGCGAGGTGGCATTGTGGCTAATAAGGGTTTGTACTATAACATTCATCAAAAGCAGGAACGGATCGCAAACGGTTCGGGTGAAAAAATGAACAAGGTTGGTAGCAAAAATGCCCCAACTGCCAAAGATTTTAAAGAATCTGCCAAAACTGCCAAGCCTACACGCAGAGAAACAATTGCTTTAAAGATGAAGGATATGTAATGGAACACATGAGCCGCAAGTACAAGAAAGAAGATGCCCTGTTACGCAAAGAGCATACATCTACACTAGAGAAGCAACAAGCTGACCGCATTGCCCGTAGAAAGCTAATTGCCAATAAACTCAAAGACTTGGATAAAGAAGTTAAGTAATGGCTACGCTGGCAGAAATGTTACGGCAAACTGGTTACGCTAAAGACGGTCAGTTACAAGCCCCTGCCCCCACACAACCTAATCTGTCAACAATGGCAGGTGATTACTTTAAACAGTTACCAGCAAAAACGGCTCAAAACGCTATTGACATGAATTACATGGTGCAAAACGCCATGCCGTACAACCCACAAACAGGTAAGTTTGATACAGGGCCAACCTTTTCAGAGTTTGCCAACTTTGTACCTAATTTGATGGGTACTACTAACGCTGTAAAAACTGCAAAAGCATTACTTTCTGCTGAAAAACAAGCCACATTGCCAATAGCAGAGGGTGGATTAGGTTTAACTAAAGGCAACACACCAGCAGAACGAGCGGCCGCACAAGGTTACATTGATTATTACCACGGTACTGAACGCCTTGATAGGTTGCTTGAAGGTAAAACATTAAACCCTAAACGGGCTACTTCAGGGCCTATGCCATTTGGAACGGACAATCCTAATGTTGCTTCAAATTATTCTATTGGCAAGCAAGACACTAGCCGTGTAGCTAATGATGTGGGAGATTTTGCTAACTATTTTCAAGTTTCGCCTAAAGACTTAGGTTACACACGGCAGAAAACGCCTTATACCGTAGAACAAACTTGGTATCATTTAGACCCAGAAAAGAAAGCTGAAATACTAGATAAAGCTAGACGCATTGGATATGAAGTTCCTGATGAAGCTACTGGTAAATTTGTAGTCCATGAATCTGCTGAAAACGCCCCATTTAGCCAACAACATTTTGATTACACTTTGCAACGGGAAGCTAAAGGCAATCCTTTAACAGCTTTACGCCAGTTATACGCTGAAAGCGGAATGTTAGACGCTTATGCCCCAAAAGAATTGTCTGACATATACAAATTAGCTGGTTACCCTTATGAAATTAGCCAAGCAAATGCTCCGTGGAGTTCTGCTAAAGGGGTTATGTTGGGTAAAGCTCGAATAACTAATCCCTTGGTAACTGAAAATGCCGATGAATTAAAATCTACTGTTTTGCCAGCATTGCAAGAAGCATTTAAAAATGACCGCACTAGAACAAAAGCCTATGGTGCTGACCAATGGTCTAAAGATGTCAGATATAGCCCTAAAGAATGGGTATCTACATTAGCTAAAGACCTTGAAGAAGGTAACAATTCCTATGTATGGACATCTATTCCTGACAAAGTAACCGCTGAACTTAAAAAGCTAGGTTATAACGGCATTATTGATACAGGTGGTAAAGGTGGTTCTACGGGGCATCAAGTAGTTATTCCTTTTGATCCTGCTCAAGTTCGTTCTAAATATGCGGCATTTAATCCAGCCGATGTAAACAAACCTGATTTACTTGCTGGAGCATTAGCTGTTCCTATGGTGGATGAAGATACCCGTAAGGCAACGCTAGAGAAATTGTTTAAAAAACAGAAATAGAGTAGAATTAACTTATCTTAATCAACCACTTGGATAAGGTATGGATTCTAAAGTAGAACAAACTAGAAAAAAGACAGGCGGTCGCTCTGTAGGTACTCCTAATAAGTCCACAGCAATGGCTAGGGAAGCGATAGCACAGTTCGTAGAGGGTAACGCCTACAAGATGCAAGAATGGCTAGAACAGGTCGCTGTTGGCGTTAAAAACGATGACGATAAATTTATAGTATTACCTAATCCTGAAAAGGCTTTTGGTATGTTGCAGAGCGTCATGGAATATCACTTGCCTAAATTAGCCCGTACTGAACACTCAGGTGATGAAGATCAACCTGTCAAGATCATTCACGAACACAAGTTCTTAGATTGAAAGAATTAGTTAAGAGGTACGAATACCCTTACAAGGCAAGGGATGCGTTCCTAGACTTTCATAGACGAGATCAACGCTGGGCAGTTTTAGTATGTCATAGGAGAGCAGGGAAAACGGTTGCTACTATATGCGACACGATCCGCAGGGCAGTCATGGAAAAGAAACCTGACGGCAGATACGCTTACATTGCACCGTACTACGCACAGGCTAAGAACATTGCTTGGGACTATCTACTAAAGTTTGCAGAGCCAGCCATAGTTAAAGCCAATCAATCTGAATTATGGGTAGAGTTAGTCAATGGCTCAAAGATACGCTTATTTGGTGCTGACAACCCTGACGCATTACGGGGTTTATACCTAGATGGGGTAGTTCTTGATGAGTATGCAGACATGAAGCCTAGATTATGGGGTGAGATTGTTAGACCTTTACTTACAGACCGTCAAGGTTGGGCTACCTTTATTGGTACGCCAAAGGGACACAATGCGTTCTATGACATATACAACGAAGCCCAAAAGAACGACAACTGGTATGTTAAAACATTAAAAGCAGATAAATCAGGGTTACTACCAATAGCTGAATTGGAAGATGCTCAAGCAACCATGTCTACCAACCAGTACGAGCAGGAATTCTTATGCTCATTTGAAGCCGCTATCCTTGGGGCGTATTACGGTCAGGAAATGCGTAGGATCACCGATCTTGATCGTATTACTACGGTTGACTATGACCCGATGTTTCCCTGCCATACCGTTTGGGATCTTGGTTTCAATGACAGTACGGCTATTTGGTGGTTTCAGGTGGTATACGGTGAGATACGGGTATTGGATCACCACTCTAGCAATGGTCAATCCATACCGTTTTACACTATGTTGCTAGACCAAAAAGAAAATGAATTTGGGTACAAATATGGCTTTCATTACCTGCCGCATGACGCTAGAGCCAAAACACTAGCTAGTGGTGGTAAGAGCATAATTGAGCAAATTTCTGCAAAAATTGACATAAAACATCTAAAAATTGTTCCAAACCTGTCAATTCAGGATGGAATACAAGCAACACGACTTGCATTAACTCGCACTTGGTTTGATAATAGATGTGAAGAAGGTATCGAATGTTTAAGACAATATCAAAGGGAGTGGGATGATGATAAAAAATGTTTTAGAGATCGCCCGAAACACGATTTCACCAGTCATTCAGCAGACGCTATGCGGTATCTCAGCATTGTATGGAAGGATGAGGACAGCCCTATCCTCAAAGATACAAGGATTAAAGGACTTCATGTCGGTCAAACAGAAGTAACTCTGCAAGAATTATGGAATCAAACCCCCAAAGTAATTAACAGGAGAATTTAAATGACAACAGCAGCCGCAACCTACGCACTACCCTACGAACACGTACCAGCTTCACAAACAGCCCAAGTATTAGGCACAACTGGCGCAATTGGCGATTATTTACACCGTTTAGTTATTACAGTATCCGCTACAGCTACTTCTACTGTAAGCCTGTTAGACAATACAACAGCCCATGTATTAGTAGCCGCCAATACTGCAATCGGTGTTTATTCCATTGAAATGAACACTTTTTCTAAAATTGGTGCTTGGAAAGTAACAACGGGTGCTGGTGCAGAAGTAGTAGCAATGGGTAACTTTACTTAGGAATAAAGATGGAACACACATACACCGATTGGTACAACTGCATCGCCCAGTATGAGCGTACATTTAAGGAATGGGAAGGGCGAGCCGATAAGATTGTTAAGCGTTATCGTGATGACCAACGCAGTCGCAACAATCCTAACGCCAAGTTCAATATCCTTTGGTCTAATGTCCAAACCATTACCCCTGCTGTATTTGCAAGGTTGCCAAGACCTGATGTAAGCCGCAGATTTAGGGACAATGACCCAATTGGTCGTGTAGCGTCAATGATGTTAGAACGAGCATTAGAGTACGAGATTGAGCATTATGGTGACTACGCTAGTGCCATGAAACAGTCAGTTCAAGATCGTTTACTTGGTGGGCGTGGTACAGCTTGGGTTCGTTATGAACCGCATATTGTCGGTGAAGAAGGCGGTGAAGCTGACGGTGCTCCCGAAGATGGCTTTCAGGTTACAGAAGATATTGACGAAGCAGAAACCGAAGGTGGCATACATAAAGAAGATCAAGAACGCATTGAGTACGAGTGTGCTCCTGTAGATTATGTACATTGGCGTGATTTTGGTTTAACCGTTGCCCGTACATGGGAAGAAGTAACAGCAGTATGGCGTAAGGTTTACATGGGTAGACCTGCCCTAGTTGAACGCTTTGGTGAAGAATTAGGCGGTAAGATTCCGCTAGATACCAAGCCTGAAACTTCTAAGACATTTAACGAAAAGATGGGCGAAGGTTCATCTGAAGCCGTTGTTTATGAGATTTGGGATAAAACAAGCGGTGAAGTGATTTGGCTCAATAAGTCATTGGGTAAGATCCTTGATACCCGTGCTGATCCGCTAAAACTTGAAAACTTTTGGCCTTGCCCAAAGCCGATGTTTTCAACTTTGACAACAGACAGCTTAATTCCTGTACCTGACTTTGTTCTGTACCAAGACCAAGCAAGACAGCTAGACACGCTTGCAGATCGTATTGATGGATTCATCCAAGCCTTGAAAGTTAGGGGCGTATATGACGCTTCTGAACCATCCCTTGCCCGTTTGTTTACAGAGGGCGAGAACAACTCCTTGCTACCAGTTAAGAATTACGGTGCATTTAGCGAAAAAGGTGGACTTGTAGGGGCTATTAACCTTGTAGACATCAAGCCAATTGCCGAAGGTTTGAACATGGCTTATCAAGCTATGGAACAGGTTAAAGGTCAGATCTACGAGATCATGGGTATTGCTGATATTCAGCGTGGTCAGACAGACCCTAACGAAACTCTTGGTGCTCAGATTATTAAGTCAAACAACGCTTCAGGGCGTTTAAAGACAATGCAACACGATGTAGTGAACTTTGCTACCGCCCTATTGCAGATCAAAGCACAGATTATTTGCCAGCACTTTACTGACGATACTATCGTTAAGATTAGCGGTGCAATGCAATTATCCCAGCAAGATCAACAACTTATACCGCAAGCCCTTGCACTTTTAAAGAACGAACCAGCTAAGAACTTCCGTATCGAAGTGACTACTGATTCCATGATTTATCAGGATGAGCAACAGGAAAAGCAAGATCGCATGGAGTTCTTACAGGCTATGGGTGGATTCTTACAACAAGCTATTCCTGCCGCACAAGCTACACCTGAACTTACTCCTATGCTGATTGAAATGCTCAAGTTTGGCGTAACAGCGTTTAAAGCTGGTAAAGGTTTAGAAGGTTTGATAGACGAAACTGCCGATAAGTTCCGTCAACAAGCCGCCCAAGCTGAAGGTCAGCCAAAGCCGCCATCACCTGAAATGCAGAAGATGCAATTAGAAATGCAGATGGATCAGGCTAAGATGCAAGCCCAATCACAGGCTAAACAAGCTGAAATGCAAGCACAGATGCAGATGGAACAACAAAAGATGCAGATGCAGATGGAACTTGAAAAGGCTAAACAAGAGTATCAAGCCCAAGAGAACCAGCTTAAATTCCAACTAGAAGAACAACGCAATATGATGGATCGGGAAATGGAAGTTAAAGTTGCACAGATGAAGATGATGACCGAGCGTAATACTCAAGTCTTATTGGCACACATCAATAACGGGGCAAAGATTGAAGTTGCAAGGATTGGCTCAGATGATTCAGACGGTGCTATGGCCTACGCTAACGAGCAGGATATGGCACAAGCTATGCAAAACCCAATGGAAACCGTTGCCAATGCAATTAACAACAACAGTAACCAAATGGCTATGATGCTTGGCGAAATGATGAATAAGCTAAACCAACCCAAAACAGTAATTAGGGGTCAAGACGGTAAAATTGTAGGTGTTCAATGACCATATTAGTCAAGCACAGTAAAGTTAGCACCATTCCTGATGATGCGGATACCAGTTTAGTTCGCCCATCAGATTGGAACGCTGACCATACCCTAGTTGGTTTAGGGACAATGGCAGAGCAAAATGCCAACGCAGTAGCTATTACTGGTGGTACTGCAACGCTTGCTTCATTAGACATTATTACTAGCGGAACTGATGCAGAAATAGCCCCAAACACAGGCATTACTGGGTGGGATTACTCAGGTTTAAGTAAATCTGTTGCTGGAGAAGAATCTGCTGCTACTGGGATATTTCTTAGCCCTGATGGCTTGAATATGTATGTCAATGGCTCTACTGGTGACGATGTAAACCAATATACGCTATCAACTGCATGGAATGTATCAACAGCTACTTATGTCAGAGTATTTTCTACTTCAGCACAAGATGCTGGACCAGCAGATATTTTCTTTAAACCTGATGGTTTATCGATGTATATTATGGGTGGCTCTAACGATACTGTTTATCAATACACATTATCTTCTGCTTGGGACATATCTACAGCATCTTACGCATCTAAATCGTTTAGCGTAACCTCGCAAGAAGGAACACCAACTGGTTTATGGTTTAAGCCTGACGGCACAGTAATGTATGTTATTGGAACATCTGCTGATACTGTATTTCAATATAATTTAGCAACACCTTGGGATGTATCTACGGCATCCTACGCAAGTATTTCTTTTGTTGTTTCTCAAGAAGCAAATCCAACGCAAGTAAATTTAAGTGCTGATGGTTTAAAAATGTGGATTACTGGTCAAACTGGTGATGATATTAATGAATACAATTTAGGAACTGCATGGAATGTCAGCACCGCAACTTTTGTAAATAACTTTTATGTTGGCTTTCAAGATATTGCCCCATCAGGTTTATTTATTGATTCTACTGCTGACAATCGTGTTTATGTAGTTGGCCCAACTAATGATGCAATTTATCAATACAACACAGCAACTAACTCTATAAGTGCAGTAACCGATGTATTTAATACAACTAGCAACGCTAGAGTACAAGGTAACTTGGCAGTACAGGGTAGTGCAAATATAGATGTTGCTTTAAGTGTTCAAGGAAATATTAATGCTGGAAACTTGACAGTTGGAACAACGACTGTTAGCGGAACGCTGACAAGTTCTAGTACAACAACTCTTGCTACTTCAACTGGAGCGCAAACAGTATCATTAGGTGCTGGAGCAACAACTTCAGGTAGCCTTAAAACTTTAAACATTGGTACAACTGGTGTATCAGGTTCTACTACTGCTATTAACATTGGTTCTGCGGTATCAGGAGCAACTAGCACAACTACTTTAAGTGGTTTAGTAGTTGATAGTATTACTGCGGCAGTAAGTGCGGCTGGTGCAACACAAGCAACGGCTACTGGATTAGTTTCTAATATCAATAATGTGACAGTTGTAGCGGTTGGTGCGGCTGGAGTAAGACTACCAACTGCGGTAGCGGGTATGCGTATCCTAATAAGAAACTCAGATAGTGCTGATGTGTTAAGCATTTATCCAGCCACAGGCGGTCAAATCAATGCTTTAGGAACTAATACTGCATCTACATTGGTTGCTGGATTAACAACTGAGTTAGTTGCTACTACTGCTACTCAATGGTACACATTCTAAAATAATGTTTCAAACTGCGTTTCAACCTAATGCGTTTCAAAATAACGCATTTCAGATCAATGTTGAACCCGCAGGTGGGGATGATGGTGGGCATTGGACACCTGAAGAACTGCGTAGGGTTCAAAAGCTACAGCAGAAGATCGCTGATCGCCAACGCAGGTTAGAGCAGGCTACCAAAGATGCTAACGCTTCTCGCAAACAAGCATTTAAGGACTTAATTGATCCTGTTGCAAAAGTTAAGCAATCTAAAGTACAATCAAAACAAGAGGTTAAAGCTGATATACCGTCAGTCGATACACAAGAATTACAGCGGTCTATAAGCTACCTTGAAAGACAACGGGAAAACATCCTTGCGGCAGTAGCTTACAGAAACCAACAAAGGCTCATACAAGAGCAGTTGATATATATGGAAGCCAAACGCCTAGAGGAACTAGACGATGAGGTTGCACTATTACTACTTCTACATTAAACGCTGACAGTCAATACAAATTAGCTTACGAACACCTACACGCTGGCAGGTATGAAGCTGGCTTTAGGGGATTTGAATACCGTTGGCATCCTGACATTATTGCCAAACAAGCCGTTCCCTACGCACCTGCTTTAAAAATGCCTATATGGAGAGGTGAACCATTATTAGGGAAAACCATAACAGTACAGATGGAACAAGGCTTTGGTGACATTATTATGTTTGCCCGATTTCTACCAGCTTTAAAGGCTTTAGGGGCATCTAGGGTTGTTGTTTTGCAAGAAAGCACCCTTCATCACTTGTTAGGTCAAATCCACGCTGTAGATGTATTTAGCAACGATTTAGGAAACGGTACTGCACAAGAATCTGATTATTGGATTGGCTCAATGTCGCTACCGTATTACATTTCGTTACAGCATCCCATCGTAAAGTCAATGTTTCCTGTAACACGCAAGAAAATTGTAGGATCAGAAGGCTATTTACACGCCATTCCTAGCAATATTCCACCTAAAATCGGGGTAAATTGGGAAGCATCTAAGCAAACTTTGTACTACATTAAGTCTATTGCCCATGAACACATGGCAGAATTGGTCGGGGATGACGCATATTCGCTAAATCCTAATTCTGATGGGCTATTTCACCCACTTCCTGATGATGGTTGGAAGAAAAACTGGGTACAAACCGCATCCCACATGAAGGCAATGAAGGGAATTGTTACTGTAGATACGGGAACTGCACATTTGGCGGGTGCTTTGGGTGTTAAATGTGTAGTTTTGCTTCCTAAAGAGGAATTTGTATGCTGGCGGTGGAAAAATGCCCGTTGGTACGACAGTATTTGCCTACTTAGACCAAATGAATATGACCAATTACCTGACATCATAAGGAGAATGTAATGGCTTTAGTCAAAGTCACAGTTAAATGCCCACATTGCAAGGTTGACCATGAAGAATATGATGCAACGCAATATGATGACAAAGAAAAGTACCTTGCTTATTGGAATATTCCGTTTGAAAGCCCTGAAGCTGAAGAAGCGTGGCAAGCTAAGTTAAACATGACCCCAAAAGAAGCCCCGATGGTTATGCCTGATATTGAAGGCCATATAAGCATGGCTGATGGTAGTTGGGTTTCTAGCCGTTCAAAACATAGGGAAAACCTTAAACGCAACAATTGTATTGAATTAGGTAATGATGTGCCAACCCAGCAAAAAGTGCATGAATTTTCAAGAAAAGAACAGCAAGAACGCAAACGGCAAATAGCTGAGATTGCATACTCCAAACTTAACTACAGATAGGATTAACTATGTCAGAAGATCGCAGAGAAGCACTAGAAGCCGCATTAGATCAAGCCGAAGAAGGCACTTTAGAAGCCCCTGTAGAAAAGGAGATAGAAGTAAATGACGATCCAATCCAAACCGAAAACACCAGCGAAGAAGGTAGCGAAGAAAGTAGCAACCGTGACGAAAAAGGTCGTTTCAAGGGTAAGTCCGAAGAAGCCAGTAGCACAGACGATCAAGAGCACGAACTGGTTGCAGAATCTACTGACGCTGATGAAGAAGAAATAAAACGCCCTACTACTTGGAAAAAGGAATATAGGGATGTTTGGGACAAAATGCAGGAAGGCAAGCCACTAGATAAAGCGGAATTTGCTAAGTTTGCTGAATATGCCAACCAGCGTGAAGCTGAATACAAGCGTGGCGTATCTGCCTACAAAGCGGAAGCTGACCATGCCAAGCAAATAACCGATGCTATTAACCCGTTTATTCCTGAACTTCAAAAGCATGGTATTTCACCATCTGCGTGGATCAATAATTTGGGCAGAGCACATTACACTTTAGCCAACGGATCTTACGAACAAAAGCTAAATGCCTTTAATAGACTTGCACAAGATTATGGAATACAATTAAATCAAGATGCACTTCAGATGCCTGAACAGGCGTATGTAGATCCGTATCAGCAACAGTTAATGCAACAACTTCAAGCTACCCAGCAACAAGTTCAGCAACTGTCGGCAATACGGGAGCAAGAGGAAAATGTTCGATTGAGTAATGAAATCAGTCGGGTTAGTAGTGACAAGGAGCGGTTTCCGCACTTTGAGATGGTAAGGGAAGATATGGCTCAATTACTTGAGCGAGGTTTAGCCCCAAACCTAGAAACGGCTTATGCCAAAGCGGTGCGTATGAATGACGAAGCGTACAAACTGGAACAGGAAAAACTCCTGAGATCAGCAAGTACCCAAGCGTCAAAGGCACAGCAAGTAGCTAAAGCTAAAGCAACTGCTGTTAGTCCACGATCCGTTACTCCTAGCGGTCAAGTGTCTAAATCAGATGCAAAGGATAGACGATCCTTATTATTGGCTTCTTTAGCCGATGCCGAGGGTGGTCGGGTTTAACTTAATTTAATAAAGGAAATATCATGGCATTCGCAAATAGTGCAATCACCGATATTATCGCCACTACTATTCAAAGTCGTAGCGGAGTGTTGGCTGATAACTTGACACAAAACAATGCAATTCTTCAGCGTTTAAATAGTAAAGGGAATGTACGGCCCTTCTCAGGTGGTAATGTAATCCTTAATGTTGGGGTCACTCTGAATTAAAACTCAGATGTGAGAATTCTCTCTGATTGACTTGGAACTCCCGAAGGGGACAACAAGGGGCAAGTTTAAATACAGCCTGAACGACTAAGCGAGAGAACACCTGCAAAGGTGAAGCGATAGTCTGCACTTGGATATAACTTGAAGTAAATCAAGTCCAAGAGTTTGGCAGAAATGACCAAGCATGGTTAAGTTAGTGACCATTAACAACAGGCGAGGAGATCATGTATAATGATCCAAACACTAATAATGCCAACTCTTATAGTGGCTATGAAGTATTGGATATCACCCCTGATAGCCCTATCTCAGCGGCTCAGTACAGCATTACTCAGTATGCTGATTCTGTGACAATGAGTGGTCTAGAAATGTTGCAAAACAGTTCTAAAGAAGCAATCATTGACCTGTTAGATGGTCGTATGCAAGTTTCTGAAGCCCGTTTGCTAAACCGTATCTCTACTGACATCTATGGTGACGGTACTGGTAACGGTGGTAAGAACATTACAGGTTTGGCGGCCGCAGTTCCAGTTTCTAATACAACTGGCACATACGGTGGAATTAACCGTGCTAACTGGGCGTTTTGGCAAAACCAATCGTCTACTGGTGCTGATTCTGCCGCTTTAATTGCCGCCGCAATGACTTCTGCCGCTATCAAATCTGTTCGTGGTACTGATAAGGTTGACCTTATTGTTGCTGGTAACACTTTGTATCAGCGTTATGTAGGTTCTTTGCAAGCGATTCAGCGTATTGCTGGTGTAGAAGAAGGTGCGGCAGGTTTTGCTTCACTCAAGTTCTACGGTGGTGGTATGTCTGCTGATGTGGTATTAGGTGGTGGTATTGGTGCTCAAGAAACAGCTACATATATGTATCTCTTGAATACTAATTACATCTTCTTCCGTCCACACAAAGAGCGTAATTTCGTTCCTATCGGTGGAGAAAGACAGTCCATAAACCAAGACGCTAAACCTACATTGCATTAATGGTGTCTATAAACCAACTCTGATTGACTTGGAAATCCCGAAGGGGATGACAGGGCGGAAGGCGAAAGCCACCGTGAACGACTAAGTGAGATGGGCCTGAAAAGGTAAGCGATAGTCTGAACTAGGATATAACTTGTAGTTTGAAGTCCTAGAGAGCGATTCGAAGAAGTTGCTCCGCCACGAAAGTGGTCAGTAGGCGAAAGCCGAAGTAACAGAAAGATTGTGAAGTTGTATGGTTGGGCTGGAAATTTAACTTGCTCAAATTGCTCCTTACAGGGCATCTTGACAGGTACTTAATCACATCCATAGAAAAGGAAAATTATCATGGCATATACCGTTCTCCCTATCGCTGGCGTAGATTTGAATAATGTGGCTAACACAAATACAAACTCTGCTGGCACAGCAATCTCAACCTTTGGCCCACTTGGTGCTGAAACATTTGGAAATACAGGTTTCCGTTATGTTTTCGCCCAAGCAGGTGCGGCAATTGGTGCATCGACAGCAACTTGCACAATTAACGCATCAACTTTTCAAGCAACACCTTCTGCTGGTACTTACTTGTCAGGTGCTTCAATGGCATCAGGCGATTATGGCTGGTTTAGCAAGGCTTCTGTTTGATTAGCTTAAAACGCTAAAATGTAGTAAAAACGAGGGGTTACCTTAACGGGTAGCCCCTTTTTACCTTTAACAACCTAATACCTTAGGAGAATTAAAAATGGCTTTACCTTCAGATCAAAACAATGCAGATTCACGATTACAAGTACGCTTTTACAAGCGATCAGTACATCAAGAACAAGAATCAATGGATGCTGGCAGACCAATCTTTAAAGATTTTGATTTTGTCCAAATTTGCGTAGCTGGTGATTCACTAACCGAAATCGACACTTATGCCCTAGCAAGTCATAGAACCCGTTTTCCTATTCAATGGGCTAATTACATGAATAGACAAGGGGCAAACGATCAGGAAGTGGTAGGAACACCTGTAACAGAATGGCCTTTAGTATCAAAAAGCCAAGCTGAAGAACTACGAGCAATGAAGTTCCAAACCGTTGAATCTATTGCAAATGCTTCAGATCAGCAATTACAGCGTATGGGAATGGCGGCAGGAATGTCCCCTTTTGCGTTCCGTGATAAAGCAAAGGCATTTTTAAATCTAGCTACCAATGCGGCAGAAACAGATAAGCGTGAGCAAGAAATTAACGCTTTGAAAGAAGAACTTGCCAAAAAGGATCTAGAAACTGCTAAAATAAAGCAAGATACAGATGCGAAGATAGCCTTAATGCAAGAGCAAATGGCTTCTATACTTGCGGCTGTTGGTGAGAAAAAACCCCGTAAGAAAGCGGTAGCCACAGAGGAAGCCTAATATGTCATCAACAATGCTTGAGTTGGTACAACAAGTAACCAGCGAACTTAACTTAGCCGTACCAACCTATGTAGCAGGAAACACTAGCCAAGATGTGCAACAGATTCTTGCGTTAATGAACCGTGCAGGGTATGACTTGATTAAGGAACACGATTGGCAAGCATTGGAGTTGGAATATCGTTTCTATACAAATGCAATAACCACTACCTGTGATACTACGGATGGTACTTATCTATTAAATAACATTCCAAGTACCACAGGTTTGGACAGCAACTACTCTATTGTTGGTACAAATGTTCCACAAGATACCTATGTTGATACAGTTCTTACTTCAACTAGCTTAAATACCACCCAGTTATCTTCAGCAACATCCGTTGGCGGTACAGTCACATTTAGTAGGACTATTTACCCCCTACCTGCCGACTACGAAACCATTACAGATAACACGCATTGGGACAAAACTAAACATTGGCAAATGCTTGGCCCAGTTGATGCACAGCAATGGCAATGGCTTAAATCAGGATATATTTCAACAGGCCCACGGGTGCGTTGGAGAATCTTAGGCAATAAGTTTGAAATATGGCCACCATACAACACCCAAGAATATTTAGGATTTGAGTACCGTTCTAAGGGCTGGGTAAGAAGTGCGGCTGATGCTGTTAAAAACAGCTTTACAGTCGATACCGATACATCCGTACTAGATGACGCAATTATTGTATTGCTGACTAAACTTAAATACTTCCAAATTAAGTCATTTGACACTACTGCATTGCAACAAGATTACAGCCGTTACCTATCAATAGCTAAAGCTAACGATAAGGGTTCTGCTACCTTATCTTTTGCACCTGCTCCAAGTGCTGTATTGATTGGCTGGGCTAATATACCAGACACAGGTTACGGCAGTTGATTATATATGGTTCTTTGTGATACACTAACTATTCCAATGTTTAATTTAGGGATAGTTATGCCAAGAAATTATGTTAGAAAAACAACCAGCTTAACAATGTCAAAAGCATTTAGATCTTTACCTTTTTGGGATAGGGTCAATGCTCAGTTAGATATAAAAGATGACGGATGCCATATATTTACTGGAAGCAAAGATGATTGCGGATATGGAAGAATTAATAAAGATGGCAAATTAACTCGATTGCACCGTGCAATGTGGGAAAAGCATTTTGGAGAAATTCTTACAGGATTTGTCATTATGCACAAATGCGATAACCCAGCTTGCATAAACATAGACCATTTACAAGTTGGTACGCAATTAGACAATGTGCGTGATATGTGGGCTAAAAATCGTGGCGTTAGATTGTTTGGCAATACAAATTCAAAAGGAAAATCAATAAATACTGGTTCTTCTCATGGAAAATCAATATTTTTAGACGAACAAGTAAAATACATTAAACAAATGCTTTTACTAGACGGATCGTCAAAAATGACATTAAAACTTGCTTCTGAATTTGATTGTAGTAAAGCCGCCATTAGGCACATAAAAAATGGCACAAGGTGGTCGCATATTAAGGTAGAAGCATAATGCCAGTTCCTAAAAAGTTCACCGCTAAGACTACTTCTTTAGCTTCCCCTATTGGTGGGTGGAACGCTAGGGATTCGTTAGCTGAAATGCAACCGTTAGATGCGGTGCAATTAGTCAATTTCTTTCCTACTCCTACCGATGTAACCCTCAGAAAAGGGTATTCGCAAGCATCTACAGGAATCACGGGGGAAGTACAAACCCTAATGAATTACGCTGGATTTGATGGCGTAAACACGCTTTTTGCCGTAGCTAACGGGGTAATTTATAACGCATCAACTTCTGTTGCTACTGTTGCATTTACAGGATTAGCTAACAGCAAGTTTCAGCATTGCATGATTAGCACCGATGGTGGTAATTTTATTATTGCCGTAAACGGTCAAGATTCCGCTATGATTTATGACGGTACACGCTGGGCTAGGATGGCAACTACAAGTACCGCACAGACTATCTCAACTATCACACGGGGTGGTACAGGTAATCTAACCGCTACCCTAACAACTGCCGCACCGCATGGACTTGTAACAGGTAATCGGGTTGTTATTAGCGGTGCTACAGAATCAAATTACAACGGCACTTATGTTGTTACTGTAACGGGTGCTAGTGCCTTTACCTACACAATGGCTACCGCACCAGCGGCTAATGCTACGGTAGTTGGAAGTTACACCGTTTTAGGTATTACTGGCGTAAACAGCAATGTATTTGTCAATGTCAATATGTGCCAAAACAGGTTGTTTTTTGTACAAAAAGACACAATGACCTTTTGGTATCTACCCGTAGAATCTATCGGTGGTGCGGCATTAGACTTCCCACTAGGATCAATAGCCCGATCAGGCGGTTTTCTACAAGCAATGGGAACATGGACTTTA